GTGTACCCTTGGGAACCATTAGGATCAGGCGTATCTAAACTTGTTGTCTACAACGGCACAGCTTGGGTAGCCGTATAGGGCAAACAAATGAAGCAAGACTTGCAAACACGTACATCAATCATGGCGTTACAACAGATGATGTTCCACGGAGTTAAAGAAGGCTACATTGAAGACATTACTGATACAACAGAACTTAACCACTACTTTACACCTACGGATCAAGACTATGGCTGTTCTACTTATGCACGGGAATTGTATATGCCTAAAGGCATGGTTGTAGTTGGTAAATTACACAAGAAACCACATCTGACATTCCTACTTAAAGGCGTGGTTGTTGTGGTCTCTGAGGATGGCGGAAAGAAAAGGCTACATAGCCCCGTCACCTTTGTATCTCCTGCTGGAGTTAAACGTGTCTTCTATGTTGAAGAGGACGCGCTACTCACAACAGTTCACCTTACAAAAGAAACAGACGAAGAAAGCCTCGATAAAATTGAAGACGAGGTTATTAGCCCGACATACGAGGCTATGGGTCTAGAGGAACCAGACTTAGAAGGTCTAAACAAGTTCCTATCACAGAAATAGAAGGAATAATAATATGGCATGGGTAGTAATAGGCGGCGCAGTAATAGGCGGCGTTAGTGGATACATGGGTTCAAAGAAAGCGGCTGGTGCTCAAGATGCGGCAACAGCGGCAAAGATGGCGGCGTTTAACCAGTACAAGCCATACGTGGATGCCAACTTAGAAGGTAGCCAAAGTGCACTTGATGGTGTCTTAAACACTGGAGCCTACCAAGGCCAAACATATGCTGGTGCTAACGACTTCCAAACAGGCACAGCTAATACTATGGGCAACTATGGTACTAACATGATGAACAGTGGTAATGCCATGATGGGCAATACAGCTGGCTTTGGTAACAACGCAAACGCATTGTACGGACAGTATCAAGGTATGTCAGAAGCGGCACAGCAAGACCGCCTTGGCAACGCTATGAACTACGCATCAGCGAACTCTGGTGGTCTAGTAGACGCCGCAATGCGTGATGATCGTCGTAACCTACAAGAAAACACTTTGACTGGCATAGACATGGCGGCAATGGGTTCTGGTAATATGAACTCTAGTCGCGCTGGTGTAGCGGAAGCAGTAGCTAACCGAGCATATGACGACAGACGTGCTGATGTATCTACAAACATCCAGAATAGTCTTATTGACCGCAGTCTAAACCAACAGGCACAACAGTTCCGTGACCAAGGTTCTGCATTACAAGGTGCTGGACAGGCCAACGATGCCATCCAAAGTGCTTATGGTGTCGGTCTAAACACACTTGGACAAGGTGCTAACTTCGGCATGAACGCTGGTAACTCCTTACAAGGCTACAACCAAGCAAACCTTAATGACCAGAGGCAACGATTTGAACAACAGCGAGACTTTGAGATGGATCAGCGTAAAGGCTATCAATCAGGTATCTTGGGTAAGGCTCCAAACTCGTCTGGTAATGGCGTACAGGCCAATATGAATAATCCATATGCCGCCGCACTAGGTGGAGCAATGAACGGCTTTGGTTTCCAACAAGAGTATTTCCCACAGCAACCACAGCAAACTTCATTCTATAGGCCAACTGTGGGTGCTACAGCCAACCCACACATGAGATAAAGGAGGAAGATAATGAGAAGTCCTATACTATCACAAATAAACCCTAACAATATGACTCCAGTGTTGGATATGGGCAACTCAAATAGTGTTATAGAACAAAACATTGCTAGATTAAAAATTACTAATCCAGAAATATACGAAAAATACAAAAATGACCCGAAGGTGCTTGTGCATATGGCGAACTCTTTTTTAGAAGTAGCCAAAGACCCTGAAATGACAGCTTTGGAAGAGTTAGAAGCACCACGTAAGTATGACATGCTTAAAACTGCATTCACTGACGCAAACCGCGTAAGCGTTGTAGATCAGCAGAGAAAAGATGCTGAAGATTTTGGTGAAGATTATGCACTAGACCAACGTGCTAAGTCTCTTGCCGCAGTGCGAAGGGCAGAGAAAGCCGCTTCCACCACTCTTTTCGATGATGGTAATAAAGTCCCGTCTGCGTACACTGAACCTGTTCTTTACAACAACCCAGAAGAAAATGATTTTGGACAGCTAGATAACGTTGAAGAACCTGCGTTGCTGGCTGATTTTACGTCACCAATGCCTACAGGCGCACGTTTAGACCCTTACATGGACATACCTAAAGTAAAGGGTCAGTATGATCCTATAGATGACATGGTAGCTGGCGAGAACCTATACCCATACACATCTACTCCAGATGGACACCATAGAATGCCAAATGGCTCCATTATGCCAGACTCAGAGATGCCTGTAGGTGCTCGTCTTGACCCTTACATGGACATACCAACTGTTGAAGAAGAAACTGCTGTTTTAACTAATAAAGACGATAAAAAAGTTAAACCTAATAACAACGGCATCTTAAACACAACAACTACAGCATCTCAAGATCGTATGTCTTCACCTGTAACTGCAAACGCCCGTGGTTCTGCTATGCCCTATGGTAAAGTAGGCAGAAACGAAATGCTTATGCGTATGGGTGCTAAGATGATGGCAGGGTCTACTCAAGGTTATGGAGCCGCTATGGATGCGGCCTTCTCTGAGTATGGCAACATCCAAGATGCTAATAGACAGGCAGAAACTGACGCATTCAACAAAGCAGAAGCAACAAGACTTGCTGAAGCTAGAATACAATCACAAAAAGACAAAGCAAAAGCAAACAAGAAAGCAATGGGTATGCCTAGTGCTGTCTATAAACAGGCCGCATTGACTGCCATTACTGACATCAAAGGTAGGTTAGCAAACGAAAGTGCATTCAACCCATTTGACAACAATACTGGTCTCTTTGGTTATGCCATGTCTCACGTAGCTGGCACAGATGCACATGATACAGCAAACGCCATTGATACAATTGAAGCATCTATTGGTTTCGACAGGCTACAAAAAATGCGTGATGACTCACCGACTGGTGGTGCTTTAGGTCAGGTTTCAAACATAGAACTTGCACTATTAAGAAAATCACTAGGTTCATTAAAACAGTCTTCATCAAGAGCACAGTTTGTTAAGAATCTAAATTCAATAGAAGCACAATACAAGAAAGCTGTTGCCGCTGTAGAAGCACAACAACGCGAATGGTACAGAATGCAAGGTGTTGATGTTCCAGAGCCTGTAACTGACAAGTCTGAGCCAGCTGTGGTTGGAGGCTATTCAATAGTAACTAAACAGAAATAATAGGTACAGATATGCCAACATTCGAAATCACTGCACCAGATGGTAAAGTATATGACATCACAGGTGAAACACAGGAAGGCGCATTAGCGGCTTTAAAGAAACACTTAGGAGATGATGGACAAGAACAGCCAGCATCAGTTGATAACAATAGTAACACTGGTATAAACAGTCCTACAAGTGGCTTCAAAGAGGCTTTATTGCAGGGTGTAGACGCACCTTTGGATGCTATGGGTACAACTGCTAGAGTATTGGGTGCTGAAAAAACTGGTGAATTCTTAACAAACTTAACTGAAGCACCAGAAGGCTATGAGTCAGCATCAGCTAAGTTTATTGAAGGTGATGAAGATGGCTCCTACGCATACAGGTACTTACCAAAAGCGGCATTAGAGCAAGGCGCACAGTTTGCTGGTCAGCAGTTAGCAAGGGTTGGTGGCGCGGCTGTTGGGTCTATGTTTAGCCCAGCAGGGACAATTACAGGTGCTATAGCCGCCCCTATGATTGTAAGTGCCGTACAGCATCTTGGAGGTATTGCAGAAGAACGCGCAAGAAACCAAGGCAGAGAAAAGCCTAACAAAGATGACTTCTTGTATGCTTCGACTACAACCGCTGGAATAGCACTTCTGGACTCTCTGGGACTAGGTAGTGGTAAGGTCTTTGCAACAGCCCTCAAAGAGTTTGGAACAGAGTCCTTACAGAGTGTAGTTGAGCAGACAGGTACATCAGTAAACACCGAAGCTGGTCTTAATATTGACCCAAGACAAGCAGTTGGTGAAGGCATCATTGGTGGAGCATCTGCTGGTGGTGTAAACACAGCTATATCTACAGTTAGTAAGACTGGAGAGGTTGTCTTCAAACCACGTCAAGACCTTGACCCAGAAGTTGATCAGGCGGCTGGTGATGTCGCTAGGATGCTAAATGAAATTGCTAGTGATGAGGGTCTTAATCTAAAAAACATTGATCCCACATCAAAAAAAGGTGCAAACACTGCCTTAGACACAGCTAAGTCAAAAAATACTACTGATATAAACACTGCCGCAAAAATCCTTCGAAAAGAAGTTCTTAAAGGTGCAGATACTGCAACCTTAGAAAGATTTAACCAAGCAATTAAAAACGCCAACACTAAAGTAGGTACTGTAGTTTCTAATGAAGACATAAAATTTATAAAAGACACAGTAGGTAAGGCATTAGAAGGCCAACAGCTTGTTCAGTCACTTTATAAATCAAATGTTGTTACAGAGTTATATGCGGCTGGTCTTAAAGGTGGCTTTTCAAAGTTTACTGACAACTTCAACCCAATACCTCAAATTGGTAAATCATACGACCCTGCAAGATCAATAGGCACTATGTTAAACTTAGGTGCTATTGCTGGAACAGGTGGTTCATCTTTATTAACACAAGTACCTTTAGTTGCTGGTGGACGTGCAATTGATGCAGTCACAGGCCGTAGGTCTAAAGTGAACCGCTTTGTCAAAAAGAACAAAAAGTCTACTGGTATGTCTACACCCGTTGGAGTTGCTGTTGAAGGTAGGACAGAGCGTCTAAAAAATGCCCAGACAGCGGCAAACAACGCCAAGAAAAAAGCCGCACAGGCAGTAAGAGCCAAAGATCAAGCGGCACAGAATGTTGTTAAGTACAATGAGGGTTACGCCCCTAACTATGGAGACCCAAGACTTAACCAGAAAGCTGACCCTAGAGGCACAATGCACAACGCACTTGCTCAAGAAGCCAGTCTTGAAGGGATGTCTATTAAAGAAATAGATGCTGAAATACAGCGTATTATTGATGAGAGGTTAGCAGACAAACGTACATCTAAAGCAGAAAAGAAATCACTTAGAACCTATGCTGATTTTAATAGTCTAGGTGCAATGCCAAAAGGTGATCAAACACTTAGTCTTGCAATAGCCGCAATACGTGATCGATTTAAGTTTCCAAAAATTGATCCAGCTGCACCTACGTCACCAGTAACACCTACACCCCCTGCACCACCACAGCGTAGTACAGAGGTACAACAAGGCATCATAGGTAACTTACAGAAACTATCTGAACTTAGAGCATCTATGGAATCTGATATGTCTATAAGTAACAGAGACAAAGCTGTAATGGATAAGGCATTATCTGATCTAGCTAAAGACTTGGGTTCAGACCCACAGGCAATGATAAAGCAGATAATCAAAGATGCAAAAGCTGACATGGATCAGCCAAATAAAACAGATAGGTACTTAAAACCCTATTTAACCCGTGTCTCCATACAGCAGAAAAAACGTAAGTAACATACAGCCCCAGCAATGGGGCTTTATTATTTCAAGGACATTAGGAGAAACCAATGGGAGCACCAAAGGAACCAAGAAAGAAGTCACCAAAGAAAGAACTAACGCACCCTAAGAAGGCTCGAAAGGGCAAAGATAATTACTTCTCAAAACTGATGCAAACCGAGGAAGGAAGAGCACTACGAAAGCAGTGGTCAACCAAAAAACGCAAGAACGGAGGAAGGCCAGTAGGCACTCCAGATGGCTACACGTTAGAGGCCATCACCCCCATCCGAAAACAAGCACAGAAAGACGCTGAAAGGATTGTGGCTATCATGGCTAAAGACAACAATATTGATGACGAATATGCGGTAGAGGCTCTTAAAACAGCTGTCGAGATCATGCGCGAACCAGCGCAGAACCGAGACAAACTAACTGCCGCCAGAATGGTCTTAGACTTTACTAAGACAAAACCAGTTTCAAAGAGCGAAGTCACTGTTGGTAAAGCAGAAGCCTTCTTGGAGTCGCTTTTAGTAAGCGAACCAGAGGAAGAGCAAACTGACGATGGAAAAGAAACTTAAAGAAGTACGCCGTAAACTATATGACGAATTTGACTTTTACTCTAAGTCAGCACTCAAGATCAGAACCAAAGATGGAGACATCAAGCCCCTCAAACTAAAGCCAGCACAGATTATCCTACAAGAAGCTGTAGATAAGCAGATGGCTACTGAGGGCAAGGTTCGCATTATAATCTTGAAGGCTAGACAACAGGGTCTATCAACTTATGTAGGCGGCTATCTTTACTTTAATGTTTCCCAGCGCAAAGCATGTAAAGCAATGGTGGTCACACACCATTCTGACAGTACAAGAGCACTGTTTGACATGACTAAACGCTACCATGAGAACTGCCCAGAACTACTCAAGCCACATACAAAGTATTCATCTCGACGAGAGTTGACCTTTGATGTTCTTGATAGTTCTTACGTGGTTGCTACAGCTGGTGGTGAAAGCATTGGACGTGGTGAGACACTTACACATGTCCACGCATCAGAACTTGCGTTCTGGCAGAAATCAACTGCCTTAGAAAACTGGAATGGTATGACGCAAGCCGTACCTAACAAGAAAGGCACAGCTGTATTCGTTGAGAGCACAGCTAATGGTGTCTCTGGTATATTCTATGACTTATGGAAAGGTGCAGTGGATGGCTCTAACGGCTACGTCCCCGTGTTTATCCCTTGGTATGTAGACCCAGAGTATCGTGAGCCTGTACCTGAGAACTTTAAGATAACTCCAGAGGAAGAGGACTTATCTAAGAAATACGACCTAGACGACGAACAGCTAATGTTTCGTCGGCGTAAGATTGCACAGAACGGCATAGATTTATTCAGACAGGAATATCCAGCGGAGCCCGAAGAGGCTTTCTTAACCACTGGGCGTCCTGTGTTTAATCCAGAGTCATTACAAGATGACTTGAAGAAATCAAGAGACATCGAAGCACGTCTAGCACTGGAAGGTGAAGACTGGCTTGAGAACATGCGTGGGGAATTGACAACCTACCGAAAACTAGATGATGGCGAGAAGTACACCATAGGAGCAGACGTTGCTATGGGTGTCAGAGGTGGTGACTGGTCGGTTGCCCAAGTTCTCGACAGCAAAAAACGACAGGTGGCAACCTATCGTGCCCAAGTTCATCCTGATTACTTTGCAACTGTCCTCTATAAGCTAGGTGAGTTCTTTAACTTTGCCTACATAATTGTAGAGAACAACAGTCATGGTATTCTAACGTGTACCCGTCTTGGAAAAGACATGGCCTACCCCAACTTCTACACAGAAGTACAAGTAGATAAACTAACTGACAAAGAGACAATTAAGTTAGGCTTTACTACTACATCCAAGACAAAACCTCTGATCATTGATGAACTCAGAGCCTCAGTTCGAGAGGGTAAGATCGAACTAAACGATAAAGTCACTATTCGGGAAATGCTTACATACATCGTCACACAAAGCGGCGGCATGGAGGCAGAAGCTGGATGCTTTGATGACTGTGTCATGAGTTTAGCCCTAGCCAATCATATTCATGAAGGTGCTTGGGAGCCCATAGACGCAGTTGACGATTATTACATTGAGATGGTTTAGACATGAAATCAAATAAAGATTATAAAAAACTCGACGACGACCAAATTGTGTCAATAGTTGATACTAATTTAAGACGTTCTATCGGTTATTACGACAGTGAGTTGTCAAAAGAACGCCGACAGGTAATGGACTACTACAGTGCTAAACTACCACGCCCAGCGCATGATGGTAATAGTAAGTATGTAAGTCAGGACGTTTATGATGCAGTAGAAAGCATGAAGGCGGCTTTGCTAGAGACTTTTAGTACAGGCAACAAGACACTCAGGTTCTCACCACAGAATGCTGATGATGTTCCTACAGCTGAAGTCTGCACAGAGTACACCGACTACGTTCTACATCGTCAGAACAACCTATTCGAAACTATGCAGACTGTTATTCACGATGGTCTTATAGCCCGTGCTGGCGTAGCTAAAGTTTACTGGTGTATGCAAGACGAAAGCACACTTGAGTACGTCGAAGGACTTACTGAGGAAGAACTTGATGCACTTCTAGCAGAAGATAATGTAGAGATCGAAGAACTTACTGAAGAGGCTGGTATGTTCTCTGGTGAGCTACGTGTAACCCGTGACACATCACAAGTTAAGGTTGAGGCTATTGCACCAGAAGAGTTCTTAATTGAACCACAGGCAAAGTCTTTAGATGACGTTAGCTTCTGTGCACACCGAACTAAGAAGTCTATCTCTGAACTTATTGAAATGGGCTACGACGAAGACTTAGTTGCTAAAATCTCTGACAATGAAGACACAGACTTTGACAATGACCCTGAGATACTATCTCGCTTTGACGACATCGGTGCAGACCGAGGCTTCAATGCAAAGGGATACCAACGTCAAACTCGACAGGTAACTGTAGTCGAGGCTTTCATTGAGCTAGACCCAGAAGGTACTGGTGTTGCTGAACTCTACAAAGTAGTCAAAGCATCAAACATCTTACTTGAGAAAGAGATAGTAAACAGACGTCCATTTGTAGCGTTTGTTCCTCTACCTATCCCACATGCTTTCCACGGCAACAACTTCGCTGAGAAACTACTGGGCATACAGAATGCACGTACAGTCTTAACACGTTCTATTCTTGATCACGCTATGGTCACTAACAACCCACGTTATACAGTGGTTAAAGGTGGTCTTACGAACCCAAGAGAACTAATTGATAATCGTGTGGGTGGCATCGTCAACGTGACACGCCCAGACGCTATTAACCCTATGCCTCAAGCATCACTGAACCCGTTTGTATTCCAAACTATTCAAATGTTAGATGAGGATAAAGAAGACACCTCTGGTGTCTCTCGCCTATCCCAAGGTCTTAATAAAGACGCTATAAGCAAACAAAACTCAGCGGCAATGGTTGAGCAGTTAGCTACAATGAGCCAACAGCGACAGAAGATCATAGCGCGTAACTTTGCGAACAACTTCCTAAAGCCTCTATTCTCGATGGTCTATTCATTAGTCGTAGAGAACGAGTCTGAAGAGAAGATTGTTGAGTTAGCTGGACGTTATGTCCCTATCGACCCATCGCAATGGGCTGATAAACGTGACGTACAAGTTGAGTTCCACTTGGGCTACGGCGATCAGGAGCAGCTGGTTCAAAAACACCTGTCGTTCCATCAGCTATTCTCCGCTGATCCTACACTTGGACAAATGTACTCTCCGCAGAACAAGTTCAAGATGCTGGCATCAGTATTAGAGAAATCAGGTATCAAGAATGTTGCTGACTTCTTAACAGACCCAGCGATGATACCTCCACCGCCACCTGATCCAAATGCAGAGATGCAGATGCAGATGGCACAGCAACAGATGCAACTTCAAGAACGACAAACAGCTGTCGCTGAAATGAAGGTACAGATGGATGCACAAATGCGGCAAATGAAACATGAGCTAGACACTATGAAGGCTCAACAAGCATTTGCCCTACAATCTGACAAACAAGACCTTAACGAGACTGAGTTCGAGCATAAAGAATATGTGAACTTAGAGGAGCTAGAGATAGCGCGTAAGGCTGATGATGTCAGGGCAATCGCAAGTCCAAACGGATAAGCACAACACAATAAGGAAAGCACATGGCTACACAAGAAGAGCAACTTGTGATGGCTGGAGATGAAGCTGGAGCCGTACTAAGCGGTTCCGCCTTCAATTCAGTTATCAATGAACTTGTCGAAAGATCATTTCAGACGTTTGTAAACACTGAACCAGCAGACAAGGATAAACGGGAGTATGCCTATAACCACTATCGAGCATTAGTAGACGTGGTGGATACTCTGAAACAGCGAGTTCAAGTGCGTGATAGCATTATTGAACAGCAGAACGGCGACAACAGCCAAGAGGAGACTGCTCCATGAACAACGAGCAAAACGTAAACTCTGAGCCGCAAGCATTAGATGTTGATGATGCGGCAGACGCAATCTTAGGACGATGGGATGACGGGGAAACCTTATCTGAAGTCGAAGTAGAAGATGCAACATCTGAAGACCTTGCCGAGACAGAGGTAGATGAAGATGAAATAGACGATGAAGAGGACGATCAAGACGATTTAGAACTTGAAGACCCTGATGAGGATGAAACTGAAGATGAAGATGTCGATGATGATACAGACGAAGACGATGAAGAGGACGACGAACCTCTAGCGGCTTCTGATGATCAAATCGTGGACATTGCAGTCAATGGCGAGTCTAAGAAGGTATCTGTAAAGGACTTAAAGCGGCTTTATGGTCAAGAAGCATCTCTAACAAAAAAGTCTCAAGATTTGGCTACCCAGCGAAAGCAGTCAGAAGAACAACTGGCTCAAACGCAGATGTCATATCAGAAGTTATTGGAACGCGCAGAAGCAAGGTACAAACCTTACGCTGACATTGATATGTTAGTAGCGTCACGCGAGATGGATGCAGAAACATTCTCTCAACTACGCCAAGACGCGAAGCAAGCCGAAGACGACTTAAAATTCCTACAGGAAGAAAGTGGTCAGCTTGTATCCCAAGCACAGCAACAGCACCAGCAAGCAACTAGAGAGGCCGCCGCAGATTGCGTCAAGGTTCTCCAAGAACAACTGCCTGACTGGGGCAACGAACTCTATTCAGATATTCGTGACTATGCTGTCAAATCGGGGTTACCCAAGGATCAAGTCGATCAGTACACAGACCCACAGGTCATCATGCTGATTAACAAAGCCAGACTTTACGACCAATCAAAACAGTCCGCCAACAGCAAGAAAGCCAAGGCCAAACTGAAAAAGTCGAAAAGTGGCAAAAAGGTTCTTAGTTCCAAGAAGTCACCACCCACTAAAAAGTCTATCCAGAAAGCTAATCAACAGAAGCAAATGGATATGCTGAGTGGTGCTAAAGACCTTGATGATATTGCAGACGCACTCATGAGCCGCTGGGAAGATTAAATCTTTTCAAACTTAATCCTAAAATTGTGAGGAACAATTAAATGAGTACATATACCACATATAACCAAGTTGGTAAAAAGGAAGATGTTTCAGACATCATTACCAACATTTCACCATTTTCTACGCCCTGCATCGCGATGTTCAAAGACGAAAAAGTATCAGCTAGAACTTTCTCATTCCTTGAAGATTCATTAGCAGATTCAGCAGTCAATGCCCAAGTTGAAGGTAGCGACGCAAGTATGGCAACATTGACAGATGCAACTGAGCGTACAAACAACACTCAGATCATGTCTAAAGCCTTCCAAGTATCAGCAACAGCTGATGCAGTAGCTACATATGGTAGAGCAAAGGAAACTGCACACCAATTAGCTAAGAAATTGAAGGAAATTAAGAAAGACTATGAACGTGCAATGGTTGGCGTTGAGCAAGCCGCAGTTGCTGGTAATGCTTCAACAGCACGTAAGATGACTTCTTTGTTAAACCAAATCTCTACAGCTGTAGACGCTGGTTCGAACGCAACAGATGCTCTTACAGAAGCAAAACTATTGTTGGCTGGTCAAACAGCATACGACAATGGTTCTGATGTAGACACATTCATGATCAAGCCAGCTGATGCACAAATCGTTGCTGGTTTCTCAGCGGCATCAGGTCGTAATCGTGAAATCTCACAGGGCAAAACACTCGTTAATGCGATTGATCTCTACGTCAGCCCCTACGGCGAATATCGTGTAGTATTGAACCGCGAGTTAAAGACAACTCACGCACTACTAATAGACCCAACAATGTTCAAAACATGTACGTTGCGTCCATTCACAAGAACACTACTAGCGAAGAATGGTGACTCAGATCGCCATCACATCGTTGGTGAGGTTTCTTGTAAACACACAAACTTTGGTGACTCAGTGAAAATCACTGGCTTATCATAAGTTCGAAATAGACCACTAGGTCTTAATTAGGCCACCCAAAGACACACAGGTTTTGCTCTCCTTACTGTTGTCTATGGGTGGCCTTTTCACATTCTAAGGTAGCAAAATGACTAACAAAACACAGCCAACATTATTACAATCAGAAACAGACTTTGTGAGTGACCACGGAGAACTATTTCAAAAGCACACACAGCACATCTCACAGTCCTTCTTGGACGATCTGAAAGACGCTCGAAACGACAGCGGTTCGAAGCCTACAGGCGAGATGATGCGAGTAGCCTCCATACCGACAGCTGTTGTCGAGAAGTGGATGCGAGAAGGATTCAATATCTGGGAAGCCAAGGGATCAGAGATTGTACGAAAACTGAAGAATGAGGACTTAGATATGTTCCTAACCACTAACAAGAGGGTCTAGCAAATGAGTCTATATGAAAACATCCACAAGAAACGTAAATCAGGCAAGCCAATGAGAAAGAAGGGCGCAAAGGGCGCACCTACTGACAAGGCTTTCAAGAAAGCGGCAAAGACAGCCAAGAAAAGAAAGTAATACCAAATGAACAAAGGTGAAATCCGAGCACACTTTATTGCTCTTCTTAATCGTAGTGACTGTTCTAATGCTCTGGCTGACACCTTCATTGATCAAGCCATTACAAGAATACAAAGACAGCTACGTGTCCCAGCGATGGAGAAACAGAACCAATACAATGTGACTAACGCATCTGGTACTTCTCAAGTAGTAATACCAGCTGACACACTAGAAGTCATAGAACTCTATTATGACGGAAGTACGCTTACACGTATCCCTCTTCATGAAATGATTGAGTACCAAAAGACAGGCGAACTTGGAACTCCAAGGTTCTTCTGTAGAGAACAAGGTAACATCAAGATATACCCTATGCCGACCTCTGGCACGTTGTACTTAAATTACTATGCAGAGCAAGCGGTACTGTCATCAGACAGTGATACAAACATGCTAACTAACATTGCTTCCGATCTTCTTACATATACAGCCCTTTCTTATGCGGCTGATTACTTCTTAGATGAACGTGGTGCAGTCTTTGATCAAAAGTCTGGGTCTTTCTTAGCTGAGATACAGGAACACGCAAACAGTTCAGAACAGTCTGGTATCAACCAAGTTGTTCGCCCTACTCATTATTACGAGGATTAATACACATGTCATCAAAATCTAGTTTCTACAACTCAACTGGTGTAACTAACACACAATCGAATGCTATTGACGCAAGTGTTGATAACGCAGAAGCTAGTGCATTAGCATCTGAAAACTCAGCTAACAGCGCATCTACTTCAGCTTCCACAGCCACAACTAAAGCCTCTGAAGCATCTACTAGCGCGTCTACAGCCACAACTAAAGCCTCTGAAGCATCTACTAGCGCGTCTACAGCTACAACTAAGGCATCTGAAGCCTCAACTTCAGCCGCTACAGCTACAACTAAGGCATCTGAAAGTGCATCAAGTGCAACTGCTAGTGCTAACAGTGCAACATCGGCATCGACTTCAGCATCAACAGCTACAACCAAAGCAAGCGAAGCATCTTCAAGTGCCTCTACAGCATTGTCCCATAAGAATGATGCACAGACAGCAAAGACTGCCGCTGAGACTGCGGAGACTAATGCAGAAACAGCGGAGACTAATGCGGCTTCAAGTGCGACAGCGGCATCTACATCAGCATCAAGTGCTTCGACTTCAGCTACTACAGCTACAACAAAAGCAAACGAAGCGGCGGCTTCAGCATCAACTGCTACAACTAAAGCAAGCGAGGCGGCTACTTCCGCATCTAATGCAAGTACATCTGCATCAACTGCTACAACTAAAGCATCTGAAGCATCTACTTCTGCAACTAATGCGGCTAGTTCTGCATCATCAGCTCAGGCATCTAAAGACGCGGCATTAGCGGCATTGGATAACTTCGACGATAGATACCTAGGTGTAAAATCTAGCAACCCGTCGACTGACAATGACGGAAACGCACTGGTTGCTGGTAGTCTCTATTTCAACAGCACAGATGACACTATGAAAGTGTACGAAGGTTCTGCTTGGGTAGCGGCTTATGCTTCATTAAGTGGTGCTGTGTTACAAGCAAATAACCTTTCAGACTTAACAAGTGCGTCTGACGCAAGAGCAAACCTTGGGTTAGGTACAGCGGCAACTACAGCGGCGACTGCATATGCTACAGCGGCTCAAGGTACATTAGCAACCAATGCGTTACCAAAAGCTGGCGGTACTATGACAGGCAACTTAAATGTCGGTGGCACAGTGACTGCTGATGCAGGTTCTTGGTCAACAGTTGTTTCAGGTAATGCTATTACATTTGACCGAAATGGTGAGAATAATATTATTGCTGATAGCGGCTCTTCTGCTAATTTAAATCTTACTGCTGGAAATAGAATATTCTATAGTGCGGATGATTATCAATCTTTTAAAATAGGTAGCTCCCCAACAGAAAAACTTAGGATTCTTTCAACAGGCATTGACGTAACAGGCACAGTGACCAGCGATGGGCTGGTAATAGGAAGTTCTTCTATTTCTGCGGGTACTGGATTGTTTCAACAAATCCAAACTGCTGGAAACAATATGTACGTTGGGATTGGCTCTAATAATTCTGCATATGTTCAAGCTAATGGTGAGTTTAGGATTGCTACAGGTGGTTATCAAGATAAAGTTACAATTACTACATCAGGCAACGTTGGTATTGGTACGAGTTCGCCAAGTAGTTTTTACAGTCTAGCTGATAATCTTGTTGTTGGGACAGGTACAGGTGGAAATGGGATAACCATTTATTCTGGTTCTACTGACAGTGGGTATATAGGATTTAACGATACTGCTTCAGCATCAATGCAAGGCTTTATCCAGTATAACCACAGTGGCGATTATATGGCATTTGCGCCAAACGGCACTGAAAAAGTACGCATCGACTCGTCAGGCAACGTTGGTATTGGGACGAGTTCGCCTAGTGGTGAGCTACATGTAAAAGCCTCAAGTGGTTTTGCTGAATTATATGTGCAAGGTTCAAATAGCTCTTCTGGAATGTATTTATTTGACCAAGGTACTGAAGCTGGACTTTGGAAAGTTGATTCAGGTCATTTAGCTTTTGGAACTGCTAACGCTGAACGTATGCGCATAGACTCGTCAGGCAACGTTGGGATTGGTACGAGTTCTCCACAAGCAGAGCTACACGTACACGACCCAGCAGGTCATGCTAAAATAAGATTATCAGGTGCGGCATCAGATGCAGACACTTTTGAAATATACCAAGGTATAACTGGAGTAACAAATGGTGGTCTAACTATTCGAGATGTTGAAGAATCTGCTGATAGATTAGTAATAAACTCGTCAGGCAACGTTGGTATTGGTACGAGTTCGCCTGACGCTAAATTACATTTATATGATGGTGCTTTACACCTTCAGCAAACCGATGGTTCTGACACTTGGTTTGGCAATGGTACGAATAATGACAACTACATCACTACAGGCACTAGTGGGATAACTGTATTTAGGTCTGTAGGCACAGAACGTATGCGCATCGATTCGTCAGGCAACTTGTTGGTGGGTATGACTACTGATGCGGCGAATACAGTTGGTATTAGAGCAAGAAGCGAAGGACTTTTAACCGCAACTAGAGATGGAAGTCAGTCTGCTATTTTTGGTAGAAAAACATCTGATGGCGACATTGCGTTGTTCCAAAAAGACGGCACAACTGTAGGTAGTATTGGAAGCCGTGGTACAGGAACATCATACATAACCTTAAAATCAACTAGTGGTGCAGGTGCAGGTTTAACAGGCTCAGACAACCGTATTTTGCCAATGGATGAAAGTGCTTTGGCAGATGCAAACACTGATTTGGGTATGTCAACGTATCGCTTCAAAGACCTCTACCTATCAGGCGGTGTATATCTCGGTGGCACTGGGGCGACTAATAAGTTGGACGATTATG